GTTTTGGGTACGGAAAGGAGAAGCACGATTATATTGACTTTACTAATGGAAAAGTTACTAACGAATTTGAGAAAATATTAAATACTTTTATACAAAATTGTAGAAATGATAGTTTAGAAATTAAAGATTTATTGTTTTACGAAGCTATGAAAGATGAGCTTAGACCACTAGAAAAAGTAGATAAACCTAGAACATTTAGGGTTGCTCCATTACATCATACTTTTTTAGTAAAGAAATTCCTTGGTAAATTATTTATACATTGTAAAAATAATATGTGGATAAACCAGATGGCCTTGGGAATGAATCCATATAAAGATTGGGATACATTATATAAGAAATTGAAGCAATGTTATATAAATTTTGATGGAGATTTTGGCAAGTATGATGGTGCAGCTCCAGCTCAAGTCCAGGATGCAATAGCTGATTTGATAGAAGAATTTTATGAGGGAGAAGAACCTGAAACATTACATGTATTGTTGTCATCTATGATTAGAACATTTGTCTTAATTAAAGAAAAGTTGTGGGTTACAACTCACTCTATGCCTTCGGGATGTTGGGTGACAGCATTTTTTAATTCTTTATTAAATAGATTCCTTACAGCTATGGTATTATATACAGAAAAAGTAAAGAAGGGTGAAGAGCCATTAGTATCAGATTTTAATAAATTAGTAGATTTTGTTATGGGAGATGATAAAATATGTGGTGCTCCGTACGAATTGCGAGAGTATTTCAATGCTTTAACGGTTAAAGAATTTGTTGAATCCATAGGTATGGAATATACTGATAGTCAAAAAGGAGCTATTATTCAGGAATCTAAAATGTTACATGAGTGTGAATTTTTAAAAAGATCGTTTCGGTATCATGGAGGTATGGGAAAGGTAGTAGGACCACTTTCTATGAAAACTTTGATAAATACTCTAAGATATAGTGATAGAAACAAAGATTATGATACTGTGATGTCAGGTAAGATGACAGCTTTTCAGTTTGAGATGTATTTGCATGAAAGATTAAATTTTAAAAATAAAATTATACAAAAAGCTAAAGAAGCTTCGTTTTATTTTCCAGAATATTCCGATAGCCATATTAGAAAATCTATGGAAAATGATGAAACTTATGCCAAAATCATGAATGATTTAGGCAAAAACATTACCAGTTATTTATAATGATTGAGTCATGATGATCGGGTTATAAGAGACTTGCCTAGTGTCTCGCCATGCATCATGACAGTTAATTATAGGCTATAAGAAATTTTAATAGTAGTTTCTTTGTAATTTAATACTATTTCAATAAATAATAAAATAAATAATACAACTGAAGCCTTATGTGCTTCAAACATCGACAATGTCGATAAAAAATTTAATCAAGAAATTTGTTTTGACATGAAAATGAATCAAGAACAAATTAGTACATCAGTATCCACCATAAATACTAGAAATATATTATTTTCACCAGAGCATCACAATGAATATCCTATTTTAGATGTTCCGGAAGAATTCAGAATAGATACAAAACCATTTGTCAACAGGCCGTTTTTTGTAGAGAGTGTTTCTTGGTCTAATCAAGCGAAATATGCAGTTTTGAGTAATAATACTAAAGAATTGCCTAGACATATTTTTACATCTAATAAGTCTTTAGAAATGGCATTAAAGTTAGGAGCGTATTATAGATCTGATTTATATTTAAACATATCTGTTGCAGGTACCATAGGTCATTCAGGAACAGTTCTTGTAGGTATATTACCTCCGTTTCCTGAGGCGTTTTCTGCAGATGCTTTTCTTGTTAATACTTTAATGTCAGGCCCTCACTGTTTTTTAAATGCCAACGAAGCTACGTCATGTGCGTTGCATGTGCCATGGTATTGCAATTCAGATTTAGATAGTTTAGACGTTACTAATACAGCTTTTGGGACAACTACGAGTGCTAGTGGAACTCAGAATACTCTTAACCCTGGCGATACTGCTACATTGGTGATGATGGTTTTAAACCCACTGTCCATATCTACAGGAGCATCAACTACTTTACAAATTACTATTGAAGCGTGTTTTTCAGCTTTAGATATATTTGTTCCAAGTCCTAGATTCGTCACTTATGTAACTCAAGGGATAGGCTTAAAATCTATTGCTACTGGAGCTATAGATTCGACGACATCCTATGTTAAGTCGGTTGTTGGAGATGCTATAGACACTATTAGAGAAGGTATTAGATATTACACAGGTTTACATAATCCTAACAATCCTTTAATCAGCAATCGTATGATTATAACACGTCGCAATTTTCCAAATTATACGACTTCTCCTCAATTTTTTGAGAAGTTAGATCCTTACCCGGATATAGATAGAATTGTAGACAGGCCTTTGTTTAATACGTCAGTAGATGAAATGTCTATTAGACATATAATCAGTAAACCTCAGTTCTTGGGTTCTATAGTTATTAATACGACGGATTCTACTGGGAAGTTATTGTGGTCACGTCCTATATCTCCATTTCAAGGAGGTTTAGCTGGAGCTGGAAATACAGTTAAAATCGCAAATAATATAGAACTGATGCATTTTGTATCCAGAGCTTGGAGAGGAAGTATCAAGATTCATATACAATCTGTGATGAATAATAAACAACAAATTAAGGTTAGGTTATTACAGTTATATAATCCTTCGAGATCAATTATGTCAGGACAAGTTCCTACTTATGCTGACATTTTGAGTGCTCCCTCACATTTATTAGAATTCACATCAGGAGGAGAAATACAGACTGTTACAATACCTTATTTGAGTAGAAATAGCTTAACGCCATGCTCCGTAGATATGACTACTGAAGCCTTATTTCACGGAATGTATTATTTGTATGTGGCTCAACCTTTAGTATGTTCCTCTGATTCTCCTACTTCAATCGCGTTGAACATGTACATGTCTTTAGGAGACGATTTTTCGTTTTATGGTTATGCAACTGAACCATGCAATTTATTGCCGTTTTCAACTACTACTCTTAGAAGTAAAGATGGAATAGAAGAACAAGAAAGCATTTATGAATCATTTAACAATACTTTGAGCAAATTTGAAGCTGATTTAGAAAAAGAGGAGAAAAATCATATCTTAGATGCGATAGTTGAAAACCTAGCTAAAGATAAGGCTTTCGATAATACATTTGCTCCTTCTCCATCATCGCTCGTAACTCAAGGAATAGAGGTAATGAATCAACCTCAAGATGATAATACTTTGATTAAAAGTGATAATTCTATTAACTATTCTCCTAAGCATCAAGAAAGGTTATATGCACCTATTGATATTAGACCTTTAATTAGGAGAATGTATCAAGGAGAAACTGTGACTTTACCAGTTGGTATAAATGGCATAGATTTAGCAAAGCTTATAGGAGAAAGAATGCTGAGTACAACCGATTATACTCCTTTACAACTGGTTAATCATATGTATTATGGAAAACACGTAGGACTCAAAATTAAATTAGTATGTAGATCAGATTCCATTTCAACAGTATCAAATTCTTTAGCTATATATTACGTTCCTCCTCAGACTAACGTAGATTCTTCAGGAGGTTCAATTAGGAAATGTGGTATTTCTCCGATTAATAGATTTTCTCCTACTCCAGTATTATCTACTAGCTGTGGATACCCAGTCCCATTTTTAGAGTGTAGTAATGATACATTAGAGCATGTATCTATTTATGAGTTTGTTATTCCTAATACGTCTCTTTATAAGTTTATAGGAGGTCCTGAGAAATACACTTCTGGGGCTAATACGTTAGCTATTTCAGATATAGGTAATCTTATATTGTTTAACAAAGCTGGTGTTATGGTCACTATGTATTATTCTTTCACGGATGAATCTAGATTGGGATTTCACACTGTGGCTCCTATTTTTACACCCTGCTTAACTGCAGGAACAACGAACAAAGCGTCAGTTTATATTGGTGCTTCTGGATCTTCGATAGGTTCTAGTATTTCAGCCGTTCCAGTAACTGCTCTATATTATACTAAAACTACTTAAATTATATTATTTTATATACACATAATATTTACAAACATATTAAGTCCCACGAGGCATACACTTCAACTTTAAAATTGGGGTGTATAAAAACTAAATTTTAAAGTTTATGCGCCTCGATGGGC